CAGAAAATATGGACGATACGCAAACTTTAATGAATGGTTTTATGCGAATGGCAGTTGACAATGCCGTATTGTCTGGTAATCTATTGATTGAAGTAGATGAAACTAACTTAGTTCCAGGCCAAGACTTATCAGTATATCCTGGTAAAGTGTTTAGACGCCAAGGTGGTGCCCCAGGACAAGCAGTGTTTGGAACTAAATTCCCTAATGTTGCAGGAGAAAACCTGCAGTTATTTGATAAAGCAAGGGTATTAGCAGATGAGTCAACTGGATTTCCATCTTTCGCTCATGGTCAAACAGGGGTCAGTGGCGTGGGCCGTACTGCTTCTGGCATTTCTATGCTTATGGGTGCCGCACAGGGCGGTATAAAAACAGTAATTAAAAACATTGATGACTACTTGCTACGTCCTTTAGGTGAGGGCTTGTTTAGTTTTAATATGCAGTTTAGTTACGATCCTGAGTTGCGTGGAGATTTAGAAGTTAAAGCTCGTGGCACAGAAAGTCTTATGGCTAACGAAGTACGTAGTCAACGTTTGATGCAGTTTTTACAAGTAGCATCTAATCCTTCACTAGCGCCGTATGCTAAGTTCCAGTATATTATTAGGGAGATAGCTAAGTCAATGGAGCTAGACCCAGATAAAGTAACTAACAATATGGATGAGGCAGCAATACAAGCAGAGCTTATGAAAGGCTTTGCAGCCCCAGCCCAAGAGCAACAACAACAGGGAGCCAACCCTTTAGATCCTACAGGAGCAGGGGGTGGTAACATAGGAACAGGTCAAGTACCTACACCTCAAGAACAAGGATTTAGTGGAAATGAACAAGGACCAACTGCTCAACCGCCTCAAGCCAACGCTGGGCAACCCCCAACAGGCTAATGCGTTAGAGGAATACTTTGACTATCTTATTACTGAACAACACAGAATAATGGAACAAACAGATAGTATTACTGTTGTGCATAGAGCGCAGGGTGCAATAAATCAATTACGCAGATTAAAGTTATTGAAAGATGAAGTACTAAATGGCAGATAAAAAAGTAGGTACAAGTACAGGTAAAAAAACACAGGCAGGTAGGGATGTTTATAAAACTCCTGAAGGTGAAATGGTATCTGAAAAATCTACTACGTTTAAGTATAAGGATATGTGGATAAACATTCCTAGTATACATAATGGTCATAAATACGATGATGCTACATTAAAACTTATGCTAGAGGCAGAAATTATTAAGCCTACTAGTTCACATAAAAGTAGAGAAGATGCAGAACAAGCTGCACGTAAGCGTAGTGATAATTTAAAATTTAACAAAGGTGGAACTGCTATGAAAGATCAAATGAGCTTCTTTGAAGACGGTGGACTAAAAGATGAAGGCGGTATGGTGGATGAGGTATCTGGTAATGAAGTTCCATCTGGAAGTACACGTAAAGAAGTTCGTGATGACATTCCAGCTAACATCAGCGAAGGTGAATTTATTTTCCCTGCAGATGTAGTTAGGTTTATTGGTCTTGAAAAACTTATGCAGATGCGTCAGATGGCTAAGATGGGCCTGAAAGAAATGGAAGCTATGGGTCAGATGGGTAACTCTGAAGAAGCTACTATGCCTGATGACTTACCGTTTGGTATGGCTGACTTAATTATTGTAGAAGGTGAGGACGATAGCGAAGAGAATAACTTTGCTATTGGTGGTATTCAGTGGCCTGTATCTCCTGCAGATGTTCCTATTGAAAATAAAGTATATATTAATGAAGCTGGTAATAAAATAAATATTAGGTTCCAAGGCGATAAACCTCTTGACACCATACCTGATGGTTATGTATTATTTACAGGTCAACCCATACCCACGCAACCTGCAGCACCCGCGAGTAGTGGTGGTGGTGGATCAGATGAACCCGCACCTAAAAATCCATTTGTTGAAGCAGGTGGGTGGGCAGATGCTCCATTAGATATGTATATTAAAGAAATAGAAACTATTAGTGGTGCTACACCAAATATTGTAGCAGGTGTAGCCAGTGTTTTAGGCGGTCCATTAATAGGTGGCTTAGCATATGCAGCTAATAAATATAATAAAAAAGAAGCGCTAAAACATATAGATGCTCGTATAGAACAAGCAAAGAAAACTACAGTACCTGGACAAGTAGCAGCATTACGTAGTGCTAAAGAAAAACTATTAGGTAAAAAAGAACGTACTAGTATTATTGGTGCAGTTATAGGATCAATAGCTGAGTCTTTAGGGCTAACAGGAGAGCAGCAAGCTGCTGTTACAAATACTGCAACTAAATTAAATAAAGTAGAAACGCCACCTAAAGATGTTACACCTGTAGATAGTAGTGCTATTCCTTTATCACCAAGCTTAATTGCAACTTCAAAGCAAACTCCTTTTGAACTTTCTATTGAAGATTATATGTCTGCAGAAGAAAAAGAAGCTTTAGGAATACCTAAAGAAGATAAAGTTCCAGTTACAGGCGAACAAGGTTCTGCTGCTGTAGAAAAAATATTACAAGAAATACCTGCTATGCAGCAAGATCCTACGACTCAAGTTCCTGTTGACAATAGATTAACAGGTATGTCAGGTACGATTAAAGATGCTGGTACTCCTATAACAACATTAGGAAAAATAGCAATGCAACCTCCTACTGTAGTACCTACTCCTACTGAGCTACAAACAAATGTAGGTGATATAGATAGACAAACTAGAGCAGCTTACGAAAGTGATCTTATAAATAAAGGTAAAGAGCTAGTTGCACAGCAATCTAAAATGGCTAGTTTAGGCTTAATGGATAAAGTTAAAAATGCAGTTATGAATAAGAGTGCTATACCTGAAACAGGATTAACTGGAACTGTATTAAGTGAAACAGGCCCAGTAAGTAAGCCAACAAGACGCGCAGGATCACTAACACCTGTATCAGCTACAGGTAGCGGTAGATCACCTACAACAACTACAGCACCTTCTACTTCAACGGTTTCAAATAATGATAGAGATGACAGAAGTAGTTTTTCTGAAACATTAGCTAAAACAGGAACAGCAACTAGAATTGGATCTGCTGCACCTAAAACTTCTGTTAAACCGCCATCACGTCCATCAGGTGGCCCTGCACAAGATAATAATCCTAACAAACCAGATAAACCCAAACGTGGAGGGGGCGGTGGTAAAGCACATGGAGGTTTAATGAAGAAACGTGGTAAGTAACAGCACGTAAGTAATCTGTTACATTTGTCTGGCTACTCATCCCCCTAACAACAACACTAGGCTACGGTGGCCCCAGAAAAGAAAGTAAATAAATGGACGATACAATAATGGCTGGCGAAATGGAAGCGCCAAAAAAAGTAGCATTTGCAAATCGCAAGTACTCAAACGAAGATAAACGAAAGTTAGAAGAAGAAGAACTGCAAAAATTAATGGACGAACAAGATGAGTCTGTAAAAGAACAGGGAGTGCAAAAGGAAGAGCAAGTACCTGAAACAGCAGAAGAGCGTAGTTTTAAAAAACGTTATGGTGATTTACGTAGACATACTCAAGAAAAAGAACGTAGCTACGAAGATCGAATTAAAAAACTAGAAGAACAACTTAACGAATCTGCAGCACAAGGAATTAAACTACCTACTAGTGATGAGGACTTAGATAAGTGGGCAGCAGAATATCCTGATGTAGCAGCTATCGTAGAAACTATTGCAATTAAAAAGGCAAGAGAACAGTCAAAGGAATTAGAAGATCGTGTTAAAGCTATTGATGAAATGCGATATGAGGCCACACGTGAAAAGGCTGAAGCAGAGCTTATGCGACTTCACCCTGACTTTGGCACAATACGTGACAGCGATGACTTCCACGAATGGGCTGAAGAGCAGCCTAAGTGGGTTCAAGACGCTTTGTATGAAAACACTGAAGATGCTCGTTCAGCTTCTCGTGCTATCGACTTATATAAAAGCGATAGAGGCATTGCAAAAACTAAAAGTAAAAATACTGACAAAGATGCGGCGAGATCAGTAGGAACTAAATCTACACGTACTCGCCCAGAAACTGATGAGACAAGTAACTACCTAAAGGAATCTCAGGTAAATAAAATGTCTCCACAAGAATACGAGAAGTATGCGGATGATATTATGGAATCTATTCGTACTGGAAAATTTATTTATGATATTTCAGGAAATGCTCGTTAAGCTATTGACATGTAGAAAAACTATGGTATAACTATATGTACAATCCTTTAGTATAGGGTAGCCCTATTAAATAGCAACCTACTCTATACTAAATTAAACTTTACTATTCACAAACAGCAATACTCTTACGGAACTACCTAATCTCTATTGGCCCATTGCATATAGGAGCGGCCACTCTTGTAAACAATGCACCCAGTATGTTAGCCTCTAAACTTGAAATTGTTTTAGTTTGTATCTTGGAACCAATAATGCGAAAGGAATAAACAATGGCATTTGGATCAGCGAGTGGATATGGTAACCTTCCCAATGGGGTTTGGTCACCAGTAATCTACAGCAAACAGGTACAACTTGCATTCCGCAAGTCTGCTATCTGTGAAGCAATTACTAACAACGACTATTTTGGCGAGATTGCCAACATGGGCGATAGCGTGAAAATCGTTAAAGAGCCTGAAGTAGAAGTTAAACCTTATCTGCGTGGTACAACTGTTGCCGCACAAAATTTGATTGACTCTGACTTTAGTCTTAATATCGACAAAGCCAATTATTTTGCCTTCAAAGTCGATGATATTGAGGATGCTCATTCCCATGTCAACTTCCAAAGTCTTGCGTCAGATCGCGCAGCCTATCGTTTGGCTGACCAGTTTGACAAAGATGTACTTGGTTACATGGCTGGTTATAAGCAAACACCTGCTGCTGGTGCAACTGGTAACATCTTGGAAGATGAATCTGCTGATACTGTAAACAACGTTATCAACGGAACCAAAGCTAACTCAGCGGCTGGTACAGACGAGTTGCTCGCAGTTAATAAGCTGAAAAAAGGTGACTTTGGTAACATCACTACATCTTCTGCTGGTGACCATTCAATCCCAGTAGCTGCACGTCTTTCTGGCGCTACAGCATTGCCAACAGCAACTGTGTCTCCTGCGATGATTGTATCGCGTATGGCACGTTTGCTGGATCAACAGCAAGTTGACTCACAAGGTCGCTGGTTGGTTATTGATCCCGTAATGATGGAAGTCTTGCGCGATGAAGACTCACGTTTGTTGAATGCAGACTTTGGTGGTTCAGGGTTACAGAACGGTATGGTTCTGAATAACTTTCATGGCTTCCGCGTCTACGTAACTTCAAACTTGCCAGCAGTTGGTACTGGTGCAGGAACTTCAGGTTCCGCAAACCAGAACGCTAACTTTGGAGTTATCTGTGCTGGACACGACTCAGCCGTTGCATCTGCAGAGCAGATCAACAAAACTGAGACTTATCGTGACCCAGACTCATTTGCAGATATTGTGCGTGGGATGCACCTTTACGGTCGCAAGATCCTTCGTCCAGAAGCTCTGGTATCAGCGAAATATAATATCGCCTGATAATACACTTACAGAGATAGGCTGCTTAACTGTGGCCTATCTTTATTTGCATATAAAGGACATCTTCAAATGGCAATTACTACAGCAATGTGCAACACGTTTAAGCAAGAGCTACTTGGCGGTGTTCACGATCTTGATACTCACTCACTAAAATTGGCTCTAATTAAAGCTTCACCATCAGGTACTTATGGTGCAGCTACTACTAACTACTCAAATGTTACTGGTAACTCCGACGAAGCATCAGGAACAAATTACACTGCAGGTGGTCAAGTACTAGATGGCGCTGCTATTACTTTAGCTGGTAGCACAGCTATTGTTGACTTTACTGATGAGGTATTTCAAAATGTAACTATCTCTACAGATGGTTGTATTATTTATAATACTGCACAGGCTAACAAAGCAATAGCAGTTATTGACTTTGGTGGTACAGTTAGTGCAACAGCAGGTGATTTAACTATTGAGTTTCCTGCAGCTGCAGCAGGTACGGCAGTAATTCGTATTGCATAAGATACTTTAAGGATACCTATCTATGACAATTAAGTTTGCAAATCGTGTAAAAGTAAATACGTCTACTACAGGAACAGGTACTATTACCCTTGGTTCTGCTGTAGGAGGATTTCAAACTTTTGCTCAAGGTGGTATCCTTAATGGTAACTCAGTACGCTACACAATTATTAATGGTAACAACTGGGAAGTAGGCACAGGAGTCTACACTCATAGCGGAACCACTATGTCAAGATCCTATGAGGAAAGCTCTACAGGGTCTTTACTTAATTTAGCAGGTGAATCAGAAGTATTTATTACTACGTCTGCTACTGATATTGAAAACTTAGGTAATCGCTCTATTGATTACTTTTACTTTACTGCTACATCTGGTCAAACAGCGTTTACTGGTAATGATGACAATAGCAATCAACTAGCATTTTTTGAAGATAACGTATTAGTATTTCTTAACGGTATTGTCTTAGAAGGTGGTGGTACAGACTATAGTGTTTCAGGTGGAAATACTGTTACTCTAAGTACAGGTGCTACTGTTTCAGATGAGTTAAATATTGTAGCGTTTAAGTCCTTTACTGTAGCTGATGCTGTACCTAAATCTACTGGTGGGCAGTTTGATGCTAATGTAGACTTTGCTGCAGGTATTGACGTTACAGGTAACATTACTGTTACTGGTACTGTAGATGGAAGAGATGTAGCTGCAGACGGTACTAAGCTAGATGGTATAGAAGCATCTGCTACAGCAGACCAAACTGCTGCTGAAATAAGAGTTTTGGTAGAGTCTGCTACAGACAGTAATGTTTTTACTGATGCAGATCACTCTAAGTTAAACGCCATAGAAGCATCTGCTACGGCAGATCAGACAGGCGCAGAAATAAAAACTTTGTATGAAGCAGAAGCTAATGCTTACACAGATGCTAAAGATACTAAACTGTCAGGTATTGAAACAGGTGCCACAGCAGACCAGACTGCGGCTGAGATACGCACTCTTGTAGAGTCTGCTACAGACAGTAACGTCTTCACTGACGCTGATCATAGTAAGCTTAACGCTATTGAAGCAGGGGCAACTGGCGATCAAACTAACGCTGAAATCAGGGCGGCTGTAGAAGCCGCTACTGACAGTAATGTGTTTACAGATGCAGATCATACAAAACTAAATGGTATTGAAGCTAGTGCAGATGTAACAGATACTACTAACGTAACTTCCGCTGGTGCCTTAATGGATAGTGAGGTTACTAACCTAGAACAAGTTAAAGCATTTGATAGCTCCGACTACGCTACAGCCGCACAGGGTGCTACTGCTGATGCTGCGCTGCCTAAAGCTGGCGGCACTATGACGGGTAATATTAATTTAGGCGACAACGACAAGGCCATTTTTGGCGCAGGGTCTGACCTACAGATTTACCATGATGGTAGTCGGAGCATTATTCAAGATAACGGCACTGGAAACCTAAGAATACAGGCAAATAATCTTGAATTAAATAACGCTGACAATAGTGAAAACTATTTGTTTGCTGGTAATAACGGTGCAGTAACTCTGTATTATGACAATGCTGAAAAGTTAAACACCACCAGCACAGGCATTGACGTAACAGGAAACATTGCAGCAAGCGGAACCGTCGATGGTCGTGACGTTGCAGCGGATGGCACGAAGCTGGATGGTATTGAGGCTTCTGCTAATGTTACAGATAGTGCAAACGTAGGCACTTCTCTTACTGGTTTCCCTACCAATACGGACGCAACAGGTTCAGATCTTATTCCTGTATATGATGTGTCTGCTAGTAGATGGGAAAAGCAAACAATTACCAATGCGGCATTGCAAGGTCCAACTGGCCCTACAGGTCCAACGGGTCCAGCAGGATCTAATGGTTCTAATGGCTCTACGGGGCCAACTGGCCCTACTGGTCCGACTGGCCCTACGGGTCCAGCGGGTGCTGACGGTGATGATGGTGCTACTGGCCCTACGGGTCCAACAGGACCAACTGGCCCTCAAGGTAATTCTGTCACAGGTCCGACTGGACCAACAGGGCCAACAGGGCCACAAGGTAACTCTGTTACTGGACCAACGGGGCCAACGGGGCCAACAGGGCCGCAGGGAAATACAGGAGCAACAGGCTCACAGGGTCCAACAGGGGCTACTGGCCCAACGGGTCCAACGGGTCCAACGGGTCCAGCAGCTTCTGCGTCTAATACTTGGCAAGCCTACGGCCTATCTAACAATACTCAATATCAAAATACTACTGGCGAAATTATGCAAGTAGCTGGAATTGGCTTTTCATATGTAGGAACAAGCTCTGCTTCTGCTCCAGCGGGAGACCCAGGGGTTCCTGGTGTTGATTACCCAACATTTCACTCCGTCATTCCAAACAACCAATATTTTCAAATAAGTTATGTTGCCAATGCAACAGTAAGGGCTTTAAAGTAATGAGACATTTTTACAGTCAGATTAAAGGACAATATTGGGTTACGCTTACAGATGATCTTGGGCCTCATATTACTGACGCATACCCATCAGATACGATAGAAGTAGAGCCGCAACCTACCCCTATACACACTTATGAAAATGGCGTTTGGGTAGAGCCTGACGCTCAAACTTCTTATGATTATTATTCTAATGAAGTTAGACAGTTAAGAAACTATTTATTATTTGCTGAAGTTGATGCTATCTCTAACACACCGCTAAAATGGCAAGATCTTTCAGAAGAAAAAAAGGCTGAGTGGGCGCAATATCGCAGGGATTTATTAAACATTACAGAGCAGTCTGGATTTCCGCAAAATGTGATTTGGCCCACTAAACCTGCATGACGTAACGTTGGAGTAATTTTATGTATAATAATAAAAACAATAAGGATAACTTATGGACAATGTAAGACAAAACTGGCAGCTATTTTCTGCTGCACTATCAGAAGATATAGTAGATAATATTGTAAAACAAGCTGGTGAAACAGCAGAAGCTTGTACCTTTAATAGCAGCGGTGCAGATATACGGAAGAGTAAAGTATCTTGGCTTACAAATAATAAACCTGTATTAGATTTACTTTATGACTTTGTAGATATAGCAAATAGAAATGCTTTTAACGCTCATATTTATAAAAAAGCGGATATACAATTTACAGAATACTTAGGCTCAGAAGGTGGTCACTACTCTTGGCATCATGACATTAATTGGAACCGCAATGATGGTTTAGATCGTAAGCTATCTGTAACTGTACAGCTTTCTCATGTAGATGAATATAAAGGTGGTGCCTTTTCTTTTAGCGAGTGCACATCACCTGACCCAGTAATAAGTAAGCAAAAAGGAACAGTATTAGTATTTCCTTCTTATTTACAACATTCAGTACAACCCGTAACGAGCGGAACACGAAGAAGTTTAGTAGCTTGGTTTGAAGGCCCAAAGTGGGTTTAACTAAATAGGATACGTAGATGACCAGTAAGGCAAGAGAGTTAGCAGATCTTTTAGATGCTAGTGGTAACATCAAAACAAAATCAGGTAGGACTACACAAGGTCGTAACTTGAGTAATGATGGTACTAAGTTAGATGGTATTGAAAGTGGGGCAACTGCAGATCAAACGCACTCAGAGATTCGTGCGTTAATTGTTGCTGGTAGTGATACTAATGTATTTACTGATACTGATCACTCTAAGCTAGATGGAATAGAAGCTGGTGCAACAGCGGATCAGACAGATGCAGAAATAAGAGCAGCAGTAGAAGCAGCTACAGATAGTAATGTTTTTACAGATGCTGACCATACGAAGCTTAACGCTATTGAGGCGGGTGCTACTGCTGACCAAACAGATGCTGAGATTAGAGCGGCTGTAGAGGCTGCTACAGATTCTAACGTATTTACTGACGCAGATCACTCTAAGCTAAATGCTATAGAAGCAGGTGCTACTGCTGACCAGACTAAAGCTGATATTGATGCACTAAACATTGATGCAGATACTTTAGATGGTAAGCAACTAGCTACTATTGAATCTGAGTATCAGTCATATGCAAATACGGCTGCAGCTAACGTAGTTGACTCAGCACCTGCTGCACTTAACACACTTAACGAATTAGCTGCAGCATTAGGTGACGATGCTAACTTTGCTACAACTACAGCAACTAGCTTAGGAGAAAAACTACCTAAGTCTGGTGGTCAAATGACTGGTAACATTACTATGTCAGGATCACAAACTGTAGACGGTAGAGACTTATCTGTAGATGGTGCAAAGCTAGATGGCATAGAAAGCGGTGCTACTGCTGACCAAAGCGCTGCAGAAATAAGAGCATTAGTGGAAAGTGCATCTGATAGTAATGTATTTACTAATGCAGATCATAGTAAACTAAATGGAATTGAAGCCTCTGCTAATGTTACAGATAGTGCTAATGTAGGTTCATCTCTTACTGGTTTCCCTACTAATACAGATGCAGTATCTAGTGATTTAATTCCAGTGTATGACGTTAGTGCAAGCAGATGGGAAAAGCAGACTATAGCTAATGCAGCTTTGGTTGGACCTACAGGCCCGACTGGTCCTACGGGTGCTACTGGACCTACAGGCCCACAAGGTTCTACGGGTCCAACAGGTTCAACAGGCCCAACAGGTTCAGATGGTGATGATGGAGCTACTGGACCTACGGGTCCAACGGGGCCAGCGGGTAATAACGGTGGTACTGGACCAACTGGACCAACTGGCCCGACAGGACCACAAGGGCCAACGGGTCCACAAGGAAACTCTGTCACTGGACCTACGGGGCCACAAGGGCCAACAGGTAATACTGGCTCAACAGGCCCAACAGGCCCGACTGGACCAACTGGACCTTCTGGTAATCCCTTTGGTGGCGGTACGTTTACAGGTAATGTAAGTTTTGGAAACAACTCCATTACAGACGTTGAGAGCATTACTGTTGATAATGCTATTTATTCAACTGGCGATACTGATACTTACATGCAGTTTCACTCAGGCAATCAATGGCGGGTAGTGGCTGGTGGTAATGAGAGCCTTGAGGTTCGCAGCGGCGTTGTAAATGTTGATATGCTTGAAATTCAGGGAACTGATGTCATTAGTTCAGGCAGGCAACTGCAAAACATTGCGAGCTTAGATACTACAACAAAAAATAGTATTGCGAATGCTTTAGGGTTTATGGTTGTTGATGTGTTAATCGTAGGTGGCGGTGGCGCAGGGGGAATTAACAGGTCAGGCGGTGGTGGCGCAGGTGGCGCTCTTGTAGTAAATGGTGCGTTAGCATCATCATCAAACACTATAGTTATTGGTGCGGGAGGAGTATCCCAAGGCGCTATAACAAGCGGAGGTGACACCTCTGCGGGCTCAATGGGCAGTGCTCTTGGCGGCGGCAGAGGGGCTACTCTTGGAAGCCCTGCGGGGCAAGCTTTATCTGGTGGATCAGGCGGTGGCGGTGCTGCGAATGCCTCATATAGTAGTGGTGCATCTGGTACAACTGGGCAAGGTAACTCAGGAGGAAATGGCGATACTTCTGGTACAATATCTGCTGGCGGCGGTGGCGGCAGAGGTAGCTCTGGCAGCAATGGGTCGGACAATAATGGCGGCAACGGTGGCTCAGGTTACACTTGGAATAGCTTTATAACCGTATCTGGCGGCGGCGGCGGTGGCAATAATAGCAACTCTGGCAGCGGTGGATCAGGCGGTTCTGGTGGTGGCGGTAATGGGGGTAGAGGCTACACTATTGGTGCAACTGCGGGATCTGCAAACACTGGCGGCGGCGGCGGTGGTGGAGCTGGCGTAAGCGGTGTTGCAACTGGTTATGGTGCTAATGGTGGTTCTGGGGTCGTTGTTATCAGATATGCTGGGGGAACTGCGGCTACAGGTGGCACTATAACCTCATCTGGCGGCTACACATACCATAAGTTTACTTCTTCTGGTTCTTTCTCACCAACTTAGAAAGGAGATAAAAAATGGGTCATTATGCAAAAGTATTAGACGGAACGGTGGTCAATGTTATTGTAGCGACGGCAGATTTTTTTGACACATTTGTCGATAAATCTGCGGGGGATTGGATAAAGTGTTCATATAACACTAGGGGTGGCGTTCATTACGAACCTGATAGCAACACCCCATCCTCTGATCAGACAAAGGCTTTGCGAAAAAACTACGCTGGTATTGGTTGGAAGTATGATGGCGTAGGATTTTATGAGCCACAACTATACCCTAGCTGGACATTTAATTCAGAGACATATTTGTGGGAGGCTCCTATTCCAGTTCCAGTCGTAGAAGATACAACTTTTTATTGGGATGAAAGTGCCTATCAGGCCGACAATTCTACTGGATGGGTAGCTTATTGATGGGCTTAAAAGTCAGAATAACTTTAAGGTAATTATAGAACATGTTTGGTTTTACACCG